ACTCAGAATAGATTGTGTGTGGTGCGATGATAATATCCTGATGAATTATCTCATCAAAGATGTAAGTGACCGTGTTGGGACAATAAGTATCATCACCCCCAAAACCAATAAAGTCACCTTGAATGATACGATTGGTGCGAGGAAGATAATCAAAGCAAGAATGAAGAATATCCGCAACTTCACCCTGGTGGTTTGCATCAATTTCTTCATGGGAATGATTGATCTTGATTTTTACTTTGTTGAAAACAGATTTAGTACCGACGAAAAATGTGCCGGTTTGTGGATCTGTGCCCCACACAATAGCAGGAGCACCATCTATCTTGACCGATGTGATTCCGTCACTTAGAAACCAATCAAGGGCAGAAAGATCGCCCGTCAGGATAGAATCTTCGGGATGTTGTAGATGGGTGTTCTTCATAATGCTAGGACAATTTAGACGGTACCCCTTTGAGTTGCTTTTGAATGTAGTTGATGGCTGATAATCTATTGCGGCATACTTTCTGTTGCTTTCCATTATGAAATACAACGAGTTTTGTTTTACTACCACTCAGAGGAATAGCAGCAAATTCCATATTCTTTCCTACCCAAAATCCTGCCTCTTCAGGTTTAGCATCTAGGATGCTTGAGTTATGCTCTCTAATCTTCACCAAATACATCCTCATAGGTTAAACTTTCAATGCGTTTTACTTGCTCAGAGTATGGTTTAGGATTCTCTTTTGGATCAAGATAATACCTATACATTGCACTGCCTGGTGGTGGTAAATCAGCAATCATTCTCTGCTTTACTTGCATCAATGCCTGTGCTTTTCTAACTCTTTCTCTTGCCTCTTCAAATGGTTTTGAGTGGACAGATTGAAAGTTCATTGAATTATTCATCGACGGATCTCACTAATAGCGGGTTGACCTTGATTGAACACGACATCAACAACTGCCTGCACTTTGCGGGCAGTGCTGATACCTACACTATCATAAGTTGGGATACAAACTAATCCGAATGTCTTAGTATCTGCACCCAGACGAATCACACGACCAATAGATTGACTGATGCCAATGTAGTCCATGTTTCGCATGAAGATGACAGCCTCAAGACCATTCACGTTGATACCTTCAGACAGAATACTGTGGTGGATACAAACAAACTTTTTGTCAGCATCTTTGCCCCAAGCATTAAGAGTATCGAAGAACTTTTCACGATCAACCTTCTGACCATCGATGATTGCGCCTGTCTTGGATGTAATCATCATCCACGAATATCCACGCTCTTGAAGTTGCATCACAAAATCAGATTGTGATATAAGACCCACCATTTGTTTGGTAGAGCGAGCACAAATCAGAGTTTTGTCGATGTTGTTATCATCAATAGTTTCCAGCAGGTTGTCAGCATCCTCTGCATACATGACCTTGCGACCTTTAATCAAAGGCAGTTGCTTAACTACAACTTTGGGAGGGAGAATGTATCCCTGTTCAACCAACTCAGGAGCAGGAACATTTACAAGAACCTGACCATAAACAGACCCATCATTCATGCCTGGTTTAGAGACAGTGAGAGAATGTTTGGGAGTTGCAGTATAGAAATAGCAGCGATCTGCCTCAGCAGCGAAGAACTCAGTCGCAGGGAAAAAGTTACGTTGAACGCTGTTATGTGCCTCATCAAAGTAAATTGTATTTACTTCAATGTCTGCTTCCATTACACGATGCAAGGAATGATAAGTGGTGAAGATGATAACATTCTCACCCATGGTGCGAGCACAGTTTGCATACAAATGAATTTTGTCTGCTTTAGTTGTGCTGACGTGATGAGTTTCACCACTGTGAAC